GCTTCAACTTAAAATGAGCACCTGCCCAGAAATCAAAAGGATTGATTGGAGTCTCATCCTCAAACTCTGGTTGCATAACATCCATGATCTTATCAAAGATCTTCTTACCAAACTTATAAAGAAATACTCCACCCTCATTCTGAGGATTAGCAGGATCCCTTACAACATAGATGTTTGTATAGAAGGACAACTTACGCTTTTGCTTACGTACTGTATCTTTATCTTTCTCATTCCCACTATTCCACAACTCACGATTCAATTCTCCAATAGGATCCTTACCGCCAATGGTAGTGAGAGAATTCTCAATATACCATCCGCCAGGTCCTTGGAATGCGTGTGAAAACAGCTTAACCCATGGCAAATCTTCTCCGTCAGGAGCAGGGAGGAATCGGATAACGGCATAACCATTACCACTCTTATCCATTTCTGGTTTCCAGAGCCTATCATCAGCCCCTCCACCAGTATTATTCATCTTCTCGACTTCCTTAACTAGTTTGCTAGTCAAAGAGCCCAAAGAGCTTTGCTTTTTAAGGTCGGAAAAACCCATTTGTATACCTCGTATTAGGTGTATTTGGCTTGTGTGTACTTCTTTATTCTATCATCTTCCCTATTGGAAGTCAATAGATTTTTTCATCTCACTAATCATATTATGCATATTTTTAAAGATATTACTCAAATCAACATCAGGAGGAAACCCCAAATCTACAGACTGTTTATTCAGCTGTTCTTTCATATCTTTAGCTCTAGGATCATCAGACAACTTCAATCTAGAATAAAAAATATTTTGCTTATCCAAAAGAACTTCAAGATTTTTTATTTGTTCTATCTTTGCAGCTTTAGACAGGGATTGAAAATTAAAAAAGTTTTTAAAAACTTTTTCTTGTAAGAATTCAATTTGATTCAATTCTTCCTGCACCAATTCGGATTCAAAAAACTTACTCATAGTACAATTTGTTTTAATAATTTACGAAAGGAGAGTACATTAATATTTAGGAAGGAATTATACTTTTTCATTCTCATAGAAAGAAATTTCCAGACAGGATCATCTAATTTTTTATCAAAAATTTTCTTGAATCCCAAAATCTTCTCAAGAATAATCAAAGTTTCCAAAGAAATATTCTCTTGTAAATGTTCCTTAATTATATCTGGATGGGTAGTTCCTTTTACCTCAAACATCTGATCAAAATCTTTACCATTAAAAACTTTTTCTATCTCCTCCTTAAAAAGATAAGATAAGGATTGAGTTTTTCTCTTCCAATTAGTATAATTATCCTCACCATTCCTCATAATCTCACCCACCCATAAGGATTGAGGATCATCACAAGAAACAAAATTAGCAACAAAGAAATCTATAACTTCCTCATCATTCTTCTGACGACTAAGTTTTTCAAAAAAGTATCTGTCGCGGCGTTTGTAAAAGGATTGTAAAGATGCCCTTGACTTACCACAATACTTCACATAATCATACTTCTCTTGGGTAAAATGATTTTTTAATCCAAGATAAGCCTTGTAAGTATCAAAAGGTTGCACTTTAATCATAGAGGAAGTTTGGCGAGAGAAGTTCTCTTAAGAAGATTGAGTTCCATAGCTTCACATTTAAGCTTCTCTTTCAAAGGTTTAGTAATTAACTTAGGAACTGATTCTACATCCAAATTATTTTTTTCACAAAAGAAAACAATGGCATCGACATATTTCATATCCTTATTTTCAAGAACAACCTTCTCTATCTCTTCAGTAAATTTCTTAGCAGAATAAAATTTCTTTTTAATTAACTCAGAAATAGCAACTTCTTCATTTTTAAGCATATTCTTGTAATTTAGATTCAATAAAGTCTCTAATATAGTCGGAGAGTAATTTAATATACTTCCCCTTATCATATTCTTCATAAACAACACACTCCCCGTCCTCACAGGACATAATAATGACAAACTTCTTGACTATTTGACCAGTCATCTCATAAAACATACAAGCATAAGCTGCACATTGTACAAAGTAATGGTCAATCCACTCACGCGGTTTAGGTTTCTTAGAAGTCTTAAAATCAATGACAGACAACTCACCATCATATTGAGCTATACAATCAACAGTTCCTGCCACTCCTAACTTCTGACTATAAAGAGAAGTCTCAAGGGCAACAATATCATCTATCAAACCTAAATGTGGTTTAGCCTGTTTAAACAGATATTCTGAAAGAGGTTGAACAGAAGGAAGTTCTTCATTCTTTAAGTAATGTTCTGCAAGAATATGGAAATCTGTTCCTCTACTTGTAGATGCCTTAGTAATCTTATCAGCTTCTTGAGTTCCTACTCTCTTCCTCCACCCAATAAAGATTTCACGATTGATCCAACTGATAACAGAAGTAATAGATACCAATTTGTTCCCATCAGGAACATCATAATACCTTACCCCATCAATAGTAACCCTTTTTAATTCAGGGATACCCATAACAACATGATTAAACATTATAAACCCAATTCAAGTTTTGCAATGATATACTCCTTGACTAAACCACTTCTGCAAATATCTGATGCATTAAACTCTATTATACCAAAAGATGGCATATTTTTCAAGATGGCCATAAACTGAAAGATGCCATTCTTCTCAGAAGTTCTTATTAAATCAGTTTGCGTAGCATCTCCACAGAATATAATCTTAGAATTCTCACCTACCCTAGTGATAATCGAATCCAATTCATGGAAGTTAAGATTCTCAAATTCATCCACAATAATAATAGAATTATCAAAAGTAGTTCCTCTAATAAATGAAGTACTCCAAAAATCAATAGTTCCTTGTGCCCTCAAATTAGAATAAAGCATATCAAAAGATGCCTCATCTGGCATCTCAAACATATACTTCACCATAGCTTTATAAGGTAGTTGATAAAGATGTGACTTGTCTTCATGATCACCAGGAAGAAAGCCAATTTCCCTGGTACTAACAAGAGACCTAACAATACATATCGTTTCGTAAGGACTTTTTTGATCCAGGACATCTAGAAGAGCGTTATAGAGAGCAATAAATGTTTTACCAGTACCAGCTACCCCATAGGCAACAAGATTTTTATCTTCTTTATAAGATTCAAAAAATTTTCCTTGATTTTCTGTAAGGGGTTCAATCTTTTTAATATAATCAAGATTGATTGGCTTCTTTCTTTTCATTTTCCGGCTACTCATCCCACTTGGGACTGGATTAGTTCCTATTCCTGCTGATGATTTTTTTCTTGCCATACTATGTAATAGGTGTTACTTTAGAGCCGGGAGCTTGAGATGCTTTGTGTAAAACATCATTCCACCCAGGATGAGTCCGTTTTAAAGTGTCTGCCCACTCTCCGACTTCTCCAATTCCAGCAACACCAGCTGACCAGTCTTTATCCCAGTCAGGATTTTCTTTTCTCCACTCACCATATTTCATCATAGACATGGAGAGTTCTTTTTTCTCTCCACTTTCTTTGTTAATAACAGGATAGGTAGGCATACAATTCTTAATAATGTGTACAATTATTTATTAAACCCAGTCAAGAGCTTCAGATACTGTGGGAAATTGTTCTTTAAAAATACCTTTAACTTCTTCTACAAGATCCATATGTTCTTTCTGAGTTCCATGGCCAGAACGTAATTCTATGTAATGTACCCAAGAACGTATACTACCAGTCATATAAAGTCTAGTAGGTGTAGCAAGAGGAAGAACAAATCTTGCACATTCTTTAGCAACACCATTAGCTAACATATCTTTATATAACCACATCGCCTCCTCAAAATGCTTCTCAATACCTTTCCTATAATCATGAATGAGTTTAGCATCCAAATCATCAGTACTATTCTGACGATTCTTTTCATCCTGTCTTCTCAATTCAGGAATAGGAATAGTATCTTCCAACAAACTACTATCAGCATACCTTTGTGAAAACTCTTGGTATGTAAATGATCTATGTCTCAATATCTGAGCAGCAAGTCCTCTGGTGGTGTTAATTTCCACCGTCATAAATGCTTGTTCAAAAACGCTCCAATGTCCATGTTTAATACAATACCTCAATAAACCTGCAAATTTTTCATTGTCTTGATTCTTTGGGTTACTTACTCTAGCCACATATGATATGTGCTTTTCAGCATCAGGTGTTACTGATATCAGTTTGACTCGACTCATTTTTTTTCAATCGTTTATGAAGTTTTCTTTGTCTTTTAATCAACTTAGCGTAAGCTTGTTCGCCTTCCGTAAATTGATCTGGATGTCTAATAATGTATTTAATTGCTTGTTTAGTCTTCATCCCGTATAAAGTATCCTTTGAAAAAAGCTACTATTCCTGTAGCAGTCTTATTGCCTTGAGTAACCCAAAGATCTGCACATTCATAAATGTCTTGAGTGGAATACCCCACTTCATCTATTTGGGCACTACCATATTTATTCATCAGAACTTGTAGGCATTTTCCTCTCAACTCCAAACGATCCTCAGTATACCTCCAATCATTAGTCTGGGTATCCATCGTCATCATCATACATCTCGTCGTATTCTAC